AGAACATACTATAGGTAAATTAAAAGAATTGGAAACATCCAGTCACCATAACAGTAAAATAGGATTGAAGGCTATTCAGGATTCAATTGAAAAACTTTCAAAGCTAGGGGAAGATGTAGAAAAACATCTAGAAAACCTCCAAAATAACATCCCTCAAGATTAATGGAATATGTAAAGAACAAAGACCTAAAAAGAGCTCTGCTTGAATCAAAAGAAAAAGGAAGATTAACAGCTGAAACTGTTAAAATGTTTATGTTAATCGTAAACGGTCTTTCCAAAACAAAATCCTACAGGGATATAGAAGATAAAGAAGATTGTATAGCATTCGGAATGGAGGATTTAATCAAATATTGGGATAGATTTGACCCAGCTAAATCTGATAATCCATTTGCATTTATTTCACAGATAGCTAAGAATGGCATGCAAAAGGGATGGAAAAAAATCCACTCTACTAGATCTATTAAGACTATTCCATTTTCAAGAATAACAAAAGAAGATAACCAGAACTATAATGTCTAAGGTATTTTGTACCAATTTGGATATATAATTGCATACAATAGATTCGAAATCCTATGGCTAAAAGAACTATACTAAATAAAATTATTACAGATCAAATAATAGATCTATATAGTAAGAAAAAAGAAAATTTAGCAAATATAGGAAGGATTTTTAGTATCAATCCCAAGGTAGTAAAAAGAATACTTAAAGAAAATAATATCCAGACAACAGGAATAAAAGGAAGATTCTACAGGATAGTAACGGAAGAGCATAGAAAAAATATAAGCAAATCATTAAAAGGAAAGCAAAGTCCAATTAAAGGGATAAAAAAAGATTTAGAAACTATTCTAAAGGGGATGGAGGGAGCATACAGGCTGGAATACGGGTCATTAAGAGAATTCAAGGATTTGGAAAAATTGAAATTTATTACAAAATGGATAGTAAACTTAAAAGCTTCAGATAGGGATCAGGAGTCTATAATCAATTTCATAAAAAGATTTTATTATTGTAATAAATTTAACACAATATATCAAAAATGGATAAGTTGCGATAAAAATAAATTAATTCTTCCAACTTTAGATCATATTATTCCTATAAGTAGAGGAGGGAGTAAAACAGATATAAATAATCTTCAAATATTGACATGGTTTGAAAATCGTACTAAAAATAATATGACCCAAGATGAATGGGAGAATTTTAAAATTCTTTCTAATACAAAATCAGATTTTTTCATATGAAGAATATTAAAAATCTTAAACCTAATGGAAAATCTAGATTCAAACAGGGTATTTATAAAATAGAAAATCCAAAAAAATATATCGGTGATATTCATAATATAATATACAGATCCTCGTGGGAGTATAAATTCTGTAAATATTGTGATCTGAATAATAATATAATTAAATGGAATTCTGAGCCACTGGAAATAAGATTTTGGAATCCTATCGATAAAAGAGAGCATAGCTATTTTCCAGATTATTATATAAAGGTTAAAAAAACAGATGGTTCAACAGAGGATTGGATCCTAGAAATTAAACCATCTAACCAGTATCAATTAGAAAAGAAACCTGTTTTAAAGGGAAATTTAACTGAAAGCAAGATTAGATCATACAATGATCAGATGCAAACATGGATAGTTAATAGGGCTAAATTTGATGCTGCAATGAAGTTTGCTAAGTATAACGGATATAGATTTGGAGCAATCGATGAAAATTTCATTTTTAGATAATGGATTTTAAAAAAGAGATAAGAGATGCTATAGACGAGGCTGGATCCACAGGAAAGCTAACTGAGAATAGTTTTCTGCATTATTCCAACAATTATTCAGTTCTTAAAAAATCGGAGCAGATCAAATACCTTATCCCAGGAAAGATTTATACATTTTATTACGATTCACAGGTAAAGGGAGATGGAGATTATTTAAACAAAAGGCCAGTAATTTTTCTTGATAAAAAAGAACTAAACCCCACAAAAAGTATCATTTTAGGATGGGATTTGATTCTTTTAACCCCCAGGGATAGAACTAATTTCTTTATTAGATTAAATGCTATTTATGGAAAAATCATGGACCAGAATGATAAAAAAGACATATCTTCACAAATGCCTTTAAAGTTTGATCCGGCAATGTTGGAAACTTTAATGGGTGGTATCAAGTATAATCATTCATATAACGGATATAAACTGGAAAAAATTAGAGGTTTAAAAGAGATGCCAAGAGAAGAATGGAAGTATTTAGTCTATCTAAATACCAAATCTTTGGAGGGGGCTAACTTAAACGATATATACATTAAATACGGATAATGGCAGGATTTCTAGGAGACGGAAGAATGAATCCCTTTTTTAGCGGATTATGGAACAACTTAAGAAAAGTAGGTTCGTTTGGAATGAACTATGGGGATATGGTAATCAGAAACTCCCAAGGTATTGGTCCAGCGGAAGCCATGTTTATTAAAAACGGAGGCATAGAGGATGAAAATTTCTTATATAGTCTTAGAAAATCTGATACCACAGCTAAACAATACATAGCATATTTTGATAAAGATTATGCTAATAAAAAGGTTTACTTAAGACAATTTGCACTTAATCCTGAAATTGAATTTATTCTAGATACTGTGTGTGACGAAGCTATAGTTTATGACGACAAAAACTTTTTTTCATATTTCGTTAATACAGATATTAAGGGATTGGGTGAAAAGATAGAAAACAAGATCCATGAAAGATATAAGCACATTTACAATTTATTTGGTTTTAATGAAGGCATATCAGCTTGGCATTTCTTTAGATCTTTCCTAGTAGACGGTATATTAGCATTTGAAATAGTTTTTGATCAAAGAGGAAAGGAGATCATAGGATTTAAAGAATTAGATCCGGGATCCTTACTACCCTCAGTGGAGAAGCAAACAGACGGAAGATTTGTTGAATGCTGGATACAATATCCAGATAATCCTTCAATGAGCAGAAAACTTTATGATTCTCAAATCATTTATGTTTCATACGCTAAAGGAAACACCACAACAAGAGTTAGTTATGTTGAAAGATTAATCAGATCTTTTAACTTGCTAAGAATCATGGAGCATACTAGGGTAATTTGGAACGTTATGAATTCATCCTACAGAATGACAATGACAGTTCCTATCGGTACTAAATCTCCTCAAAAAGCCAAGCAATCATTGGCTGAACTGATGAGTATCTATAAGGAAGATATCAGATTGGATCAGGACAGTGGTGAATTATTTGTAAACGGAAGACCTAATATTCAATTCTATAAGAATTATTTAATGCCTTCCACCCCTAACGGAACACCTGATATTCAGCCTCTAACCGGTAGTGGCGATGCTACACCTTTTAGCGATTTAAAAGCACTAGCATATTTCTCGGATAAGCTTAAACTAGATTCTAAAATACCGTATTCTAGGTTTGACCGAGAAGATAGAGGAACAATGGGAACATATAGTGGTAATGCAGAAGGATTAGACCAAGAGGAAATCAGATTCTTTAAATTTATAACTAGACTTAGATCAATCTTTCAGGATCTTATGCTTAAGCCATTATGGATTCAGTTTTGTTTAGACCATCCAGAACACGAGAAAGATTTTATGGTTAAGAGCCAGTTTGGATTGGATTATGTTAAGGATAATGCTTTTGCTGAAATTAGATATATGGAAATTCTGAATGCTAGAAAAGATCAAGTAACAAAGATAGCAGGATTACAAGATAGTGAGGGTAATCCTTATTTCTCTTTAAAGTATGTTCTTGATAAGTATTTGGGAATGACAGACGATGATAAAGTCGCTAATGAGAATGCAAAAGCAAGAGCAGAGAAAAAGAAGAAGGACGAAGAAGCAAAAACAGCGGAGGGTGGTACAGAAACAGGGGCAGATAATACCCCAACAGAGGAAGGAGAACCGGAGAATACTTTTAAACTTTAAGAAATGGCAGGATTTATAGACAATTTTTCAAATAGCAATCCTAATATAGGAAAAATACTTAGAAGAGTAAGTAAGATAGGCTCTTTTGGGATGGAGTATAAGGATCTTGTTGTAAGAAATTCTCAAGCTATTGGTACTTCAGAAGCCATGATGAGGCAGAGATTAGGTGTTGGAGATGGCGATGAAGAATTCATTTATAATCTAGCAGCACAGGATACTTCCAATAGAAAGTATATTGCATATTTTGACAAAGACTATCCTTTCAAAAGAAATTTTCTAAGAAGCTTTGCTTTAAATGCGGAGATTGAATGGATCCTTGATATCCTGGCAGATGAAGCTATTGTCTATGATGATAGAAATTTTTGTTGTAGCTTATCTTTGGTTAATCTAGATCTAACAGAAGAAGTTGCTGATAGTCTGAGAGACAATTTTAGAAAGATGTATGTTGCTCATGGATTTAACAATGGCATATCAGCATGGCAATATTTTAGACAATTTTTGATAGATGGATTTTTAGCATTTGAAATAATCTATTCTGATGATGGAAAGAAAATTATAGGATTTAAAGAATTAGATCCAATATCTTTAACACCATCAATTGAAAGAAATGCTGCTGGTCAAAACGTGCAAATTTGGTATCAATACTTTGATGATAATGTGATGGAAAGAAAACTTTACGATTCACAAGTTATCTATATCTCATTTGCTAAAGGTAATAGTGTATCTAGAACAAGTTATGTGGAGAGACTAATCAGATCCCATAATTTATTGAAGATCATGGAGCATACAAGAATTATCTGGAACGTTATGAATTCTTCTTTTAGAATTAAAATGACAATTCCAGTTGGTACTAGATCCCCACAAAAAGCAAAAGAAACACTAGGAGAATTGATGAGTCTTTATAAGGAAGATGTAAGTCTTAATACAGATTCAGGGGAATTAAGTGTGAATGGAAGACCTAATTTACAATTCTATAAAAACTATCTTTTCCCGGTTCAAGGCGGAGAATCACCTAAGGTTGAAACGATCAATTCTGCTGGCCCTAATTTAAACATCATAGATGCTGTAGTTTATTTCTTTAATAAATTAAAAGCAGATTCTAAAATACCTTTTAATAGATTCGCAGCTAGATCTGGTGGAACTGTTGGTACCTATAAAATTGGAGCAGAATCTGCAGAGAGAGATGAAATTAGATACAACAAATTTATTAATAGAATAAGATCTGTTTATCAGGAATTATTATTAAAACCTCTTTGGATTCAAATGACAATGGATCATCCAGAATTAGATAATGATCCAATTTTTAGATCTCAATTAGGTCTTAAGTTTAACTCCGATAATCAATTTGGCGAATCTAAGGAGATTGAACAATTGATCAAAAAAATAGATTTTATCAGTGCATTATCGGAAATCAAGGAGAAGAAAGGAGAAGAGGAAGTTCCTTATTTTAACCAGGACTTCTTAATAGATAAATTCTTAGGTATCACTAATGAGGATCGTAGGGTTAATGACATCTATAAAAAGAAAGATGAGGAGGAAAATACTAAGAGTGCTGCAGCTGCTCCTACCGCGGGAGGATCATCATCTCCATCATCTTCGCCTACACCAAGTCCAGCGCCTGAGGAATCATCAGCCCCAGCAGCGGAAACCCCGGCTCCTGAACCTGCAGCGGAAACCCCAGCCCCAGAACCAGCAGCAGAAACACCAGCTCCAGAGGCATAATAGACGAAACATTTTTTAAATTCGAGTTTATCGTGTACATTTGATACCTAAATTATATCAAATGAAACAAGAGCTTGAAATATTGCTCCAAATCGAGGGAGCAACTGGTGAAGGATCACAAAAGAGAAAACAGCAATTAATTTCGGAGAATCTAACTCCAGAGTTGGAGTATATTCTTTCCATCTGTTTTGATCCTTTTATAACCACCAAATTACATAAATTAGATTTTGATGATTCCAAAGAAGGGGTAGATGCTGATTTATTCCCAGATTTTAAGCATTTATGCGAGGAGCTTAAAGAAGCACCCGCTATAAACGACAATTTAAGGGCCAAAGCGAGACTTTTGATTGAAACGAGTGGATTTGATTTGGAAACTAAAAAGGTACTTGCTAAAGTGCTTACGAAGCGAATGAACATAGGGATAGGTGCTAAACTTATTAATAAAGCTGTTGGGAAAGAGCTTATTCCGGACCCTAGTCTAATGCTAGCAGAGGATGATCATAAAGCTATTGATAAATGGGATTCCATAGTATGTGAAGAAAAATACGATGGTGTTCGAGTGATCGGGGTAATCGAAAATAGATCCACTGTTAAATTCTATACAAGATCATTTAATCAACTAGATTCTAAATATCTGAAAAAGATCGCAGATGAATTGCTTCACCTAAGTAGTGATCTAGCAACAAACGTTTTCTTCGATGGGGAATTAACAGATTTTGATAGAAAAAGTGTAAGTGGTAAAGTCAATCAGATTCTTAAAGGATCTCCTAAAGAATCTATAGGCGATGATTTACTTTTTAATGTTTTTGATTTTGATATAATGACTTCTATTACCAAAGGAAAGGGTGAAGCCCCATACACAATCAGAAGACAATCCCTAGAAACTATGTTTAGCGGGGAAAATGGTTTATCAAATGTTAGACTAGCAAATAAATGGGAGGCAAAGACAAAAGAAGAATTAATGCCGATCTACGAAGAAATAGTTGCTAACGGGGGTGAGGGAGTTATCATGAAAGATCCTAAACATGTTTATGAGTGTAAAAGATCTAAATCATGGATTAAATTCAAAGAGGTTCAAGATTGTGATTTAGAAGTAACTGGATGGTATCCGGGAGAAGGAAAGAGGGAAGGATTTATAGGTGGATTAGATTGTAAGGATGCATCGGGTGAATACACAGTAAAAGTTGGCTCAGGATTCACAGAGGCAGATTTAATCTCACTTTCTAAGGACCCAGATTCTTTGATAGGTAAAATTGTAACAATTCAATATAACGTTCCTATAGAAGATAAGAATTGTAATAAATCACTTTTTTTACCAAGATTTATTGAAGTAAGAAGTGACAAGACAGAGCCAGAAAATTTGATTATAACTTTTAATAAAAATAAATGATAAATTCTCTTTTAACAGAAAAATTAAGACCAAAAAAGCTGGATCATATGATTCTTCCACAAAGAATCAAAGATGCTTTTTCTAATGGTCTACAACAAAATGTTTTATTGTCAGGATCCCCGGGATCAGGTAAGACATCACTTGCAAAAATTCTTTCTGAGGATTCACCAAGGCTTTTTATCAATGTATCTGACGAAAGTTCGGTGGATACTGTAAGAGAAAAAATAACTGGATTTTGCTCAACGCTTTCAATTATGGATGGCACTAATGCTATGAAGGTAGTGGTATTGGACGAGTTTGACGGAGCATCGGATCAATTCTATAAAGCATTAAGGGGTACCATAGAAAAATTTGCTAAAAATACCCGATTCGTTGCGACTTGTAATTGGATCAATAAATTGCCAGACCCTATCAAAAGTAGATTCGAGATTTTTATTTTTGATCCTGTTAATAAAGAGGAAGAGATAGATTTAAGAGACCAGTGGAGAGATAGGATCAAGCTCATTCTTTCTAAAATGGATATTACGATAGATGATCCTGCATTGAACTCTTTTGTAAAAAGATATTACCCAGACATGAGATCTGCGTTAAACTGCATACAAAGATGGCAGATTCAGGGAACAGCATCAATTACCGAAGATAAGGTTTCTGAATCTTCTTGGGATTATGAAGAATTATACGAATTACTTTTCCAAAAATTAGATCCGATCAAAAGCTATCAAACTATAGTAGGTCAGTATTCTAATTCAGTGGCTGAAGTGATGGAATCATTAGGCAGAGAATTCATCGATTGGATTCAGGAGAAGAAATCTGAAAAATCACAGATCATTCCCGCTGTTCTGATTCTAGTTGCTCAGCATCAAGCTCAGAGAAATCAGGTGATTGATCCTGTTGTTAGTTTATTATCTTTATTTTATTCAATCCAAAAATTAACTCAATAATGGTTACCGTTGGACAAGCATATCAAAATGGGAAAATAGTTATAGTTGGTAGAGGAGGTTCTGGAAAGGACTTTCTTCGGAAAAAATTCGAGGATCGAGGTTTTAATTATTGTGTCTCACACACTAGCAGACCTATAAGAAATGGAGAGGAAGACGGTAAGGATTATAAATTTACAGATGAAAAATATTTCATAGATAATTTTCCAAGATTTTATGAGATAGATGAATTCAATGGATGGAAATACGGAACATTAATAACTGATTTTTATCGTTCTAATTTATTCATAATGACACCAAGAGGTGTCAATAATATCAGGCCAGAAGATAGAAAAAAATGTCTTATTATCTTTATTGATCCTCCAAAAGATGTGATAAGGGAAAGATTAATGAGCAGAAAGGATGCTGATTCTGTGGATAGAAGAATAGAAGCAGATGACAAGGATTTTTTTGAATTTTCCAACTATGATATTAGAATAACAAATCCCGATTTTTAATATGGTTAGCGTTATAATAGACGGAAATTATCTTTTCCATAAAACATTTGCAATATTTTCAGATTTTGGTTCTAAACAGCCAGGAGAAGTTCTATCACAATCTGCTGATCAGGGAATGTTTATGAGAAAAATTATTACAGATCTTTGTTACACTTTGAATCAACTTCCTATAAACGGGCATGTTATTTTTTGTAAGGATTCTAGATCATGGAGGAAGGATTTAAAAATAGAAA